GAGGAGCAGAAGAAAGAGGCACGCGCTATTCGTATGGCGGCTTTTGAGCAACTTAATGTCGCTAAAAATGCCTATAATGAGCAGTTGGGTATTTTCAACAACGACCTCTCCGAGTTACTGGCTAATGGTCGTGATGCTTACAAGGCGTTCCGTGATGCACAGGAGGAGCACCGCAAGGAGATTATCAACGAGGCGTTGAACGCCATAGGTGGTCGCTCATACTTAAAGCACCCTGCGCCTACTGCAATGCAGAATATTAGGGCAAGAGCAATCGCAGGTGGCATTAACAATGCTTACTACTCGTTCCAAATGGTACTCAAGGAGATTGACCGTTACGCACCTAATGGCGAGGGTAATTTCTACAAGCGCTATATGTATGGCGCTCAGAGTGCTCAGGACAACTTTATAGCAATGCAGAACACTCACTTTGTGCAGATTGCAGATAAGGTTAATGAGTTGTGGAAAGAGGAGTTTAAGAATAGCAACCCCTATGTTGCATTCAAGGCTCTCTCCGATGCTATGAGCACCTATCGTGTAGGCACGGTAGTATATAAACCATTCATAGATAAAGATGGAGAGGCCCACGGCAGAGAGGAGTGGTCGTTGGTAGTACCCAATGCAATGTACCTCCTTGCTATGTGGCAACAGCCCCGTTATGCTATGGCGATGGCTAAGCACGGCATCACCGAGGAGTATATGTTAGAGTTGAAAGATGCGATTAGCAGTATCGACTATCGTCTAATTAAGTTTATGGATTGGGTGCGCGATGAGCTTCTTCCTAATACCCGCCTCGAATACAACGATGTGTACCGCGAGATATTCGGTATAGATATGGATATGGAGGCAAACTACTTCCCTGCAAAGGTTATAGGCTTCCATAAGGAAGAGAAGGTAGAGCAGCACGAGCCAGAGGTGAAATCATCGGAGGCGACAGGCATTATTGCTCGTACCTCTCGTGGGCTGATGCCCGACCCCAGCATCAACTATTTCAGCATACTTGCAGAGCACTTGCAGAAGATGGACCAGTGGGCATCGTTCCAGAAGTTGAATAACGATATCAACACGCTCACCTCAAATAATGAGTTTAAGGGTCGTATGGCAACGCTAATGCCCGGTTACAATGATGCGGTAAACGGACATGGTGGACTTGTGTGGCTATGGAAGCGCACATCAGCTATTATGCTCAACCAATATAAGCCACAAGAGAATGGTATTGATGCAGTATTTAAGATACTACAGCGAGGTTGGGCAGCATCAAATATCGCGTGGCGATTTATGACGGCACTCAAGCAGTTTGCATCAATGCCCGTGTTTGCCGTATACTCGCTCGATCCTGAGTGTGCAAAGCTATTTATGCAAGAGTTGGGTTTTGTTACATCTATGATTGTGCGAGGCAGAGGCAGAGAGTTGTTCCAATCTATGGCTGACGAGTACCCCACATTCCGCAAGCGTTGGACTGAGCGTAATGCGGGTATGGAGTGGCTGACACGCAATATCAGCCCAAGCCGTAATATGGTGGACTTACGCAAAGCAAATAAGTACAATTTAGTCGCAACGGCAGAGGCACTTGACAAGGCATTCAACAAGCTCGCTATCGAGTGGGGTATGGCTCCTAATGCTTTAGTCGATGCGCTCTCTGTGATTGTCGGCTTACGCACGGTACAGGCTTTCGAGGAGTATAGAATATCGAAAGATAAGGGCCGCCTTACAGACGAAGATATTGAGCTTGCTAAGGTTAAGGCTGCCATCGCCATAAACGAGACACAGCAGTCTGCCGAGGGCGCATATCTCTCAGTTATCCAGATGCAGCGTAGCGCAATCTCTGGACCCTTTGTAACCTATCTAAACAACACCTTTGCTAACCATCGTAAGCGCCTTGCGGGTGCTATTGAGTTGTACAGACAATACTTTGATAAGGATTGGCTTAAGGAGATGGAAAATCGCTATGGCGACAAGCTCCCCGATGTGCGTAGGCAGGCTCAGATGAAGGCGTTAGCCGACATCGGGCAGGGCCTAATATCCGATTTCAACTTCCAGCTTCTCACTGCTGCGGGCGTGATTATTCCTATGATGCTCAATGGCGATGACGAGGAGGAGGCGTGGTATGAGGTAGGCCTCGATGCTTTCGTGGCGTTCCTCTCTAATGTTGCAATGGGTGGTTTCGTTGGCGGTAACATCGCAACGGGTCTATTGTCTGGTTATACTCCTACTCTTATGCCATCAGTAGAGGAGTTTGATAGAGATATAAAGAAGCTACAATCGAACTGGAAAGATAAGCGCTATGGTGAATTTGCCTATTTAGGCTTGAACATCGCAGCGAAGAATGGCGTTGGTGTAGACCTCGACACTTTCCTAAATATGTTAGAGGGCATAAAAGCAATATTTGATGGCGAAGGTATGTTAGGCGTGATGAAGTTGCTAAATACTCCACAGTCGCAGATTGACCTTATCGCAGGTGCAAAGCGCGAGGGCGAGACCGTAATGGAGTATGTTACACGCCGTATGCGCCTCGAAGCAATATTTGCCACAAGTTATGATGATGCTTTCAACGAAGATGGAAAGCTAATCAACCGACCATTCGGCGTATCAACCTATATGCTACGACAGCTACATAACGACTACGAAACCGCATACCGCCGTCAGGTGGTTATCCGTGAGGAGGGTCGCAGTGGTTGGAATGATATGTTGAAGATTGATGAGGAGTACAAAGATGTGGTTGAGGCTATCGGTTGGACTGCCGAGAAGAAACCCAACAACAAGGCCTTTGAGAGTGGCGAGTATGAAGCGCCAGTTGAGGGTATGACCCGCAAGCAGTACGACAAGGCAGCAAAGTTGGAGAAGAAGATAGCAAGCCGAGCACGCAAGATTGAGAGCTTCGTAGGCACAGACGAGGAATACTACTCGTTGGTAAAGGAGATGACAGAGTATAAGAAACAGCTAATTGATAATTACAATGAACTTGAGTAACAGAGACCTTGGGCGTATCGCCAAGCATACGCCCAAGAAGGCTCCATCGGGAGTGGCAGCCACGGTGAAAGCCTCGCAGAAGTGGGAGGCAAGCAAGGAGTATAACGACCTGCTCCGTGATTGTTGGGCAGACTGGGAGGCGATGCGCACGATGCGTGAGGAGCATAAGCGCAACCAGCGATACAAGAATGGGCATCAGTGGGATGATCTTATCACCGACCCCGACAACCCTACACGCAGGATACGCGAGAAGGAGTATATCTCACGCCAGGGAAAGTCGCCCATTCAGCACAACCAGATACAGCAGATAGACCGTAACATCCTCGGTCAGATGCTCTCCAACCCCACACAGCCTGTGGTGGTGAGCCGTAGTGATGATGACACCTCGTATTCCGAGATGCTGACAAACACACTACAATATGGCTTGCAGCTCAACAAGTACAGCGTACTCAAGAAATCAGCGCTCTCACACCTTGCCTCTGCCGGTATGTGTGTTGCCAAGGTGCGCTATGGTACTTGGTCGAAAAAAAATCGCACCGATGTCTATGTGGACCTTGTAAATATCAACCGCTTCTTCTTCAACCAAGATGCGGAAGACCCACGACTAACGGACATCTGCCGACTTGGTGAGATACACGACTATTCGTGGCGTGAGCTGGTGCGTGATTTCTTCTCAGGGCGTAGTAGCGACATCAAGGCTCTCCGTGAGGAGTATAGCAACATAGCAGAGTATGTGCGCCAGCAAGAGACAAACACTGCCGAGGAGAACCTTGCCAACCTTGACTTCTACGGCTATGCCAACAATGGCAAGTATCGTGTGTATGAGGTATGGCGCAAGAAGGTGCGCACCGTGGAGTATGTGCACGACAAGGCACGAGGCAAGGAGATATTCGATGAGGTGCACGGCCCAGCATACTACGATGCTATCAACGCCGAGCGCAGAAACCAGCTCACTATTGCGGGCTTCGATGAGGAGACAATAGAGAGTCAGCTTATCGAGCACCGCACCATTGCCGAGGAGTATTGGGAGGCGCTATGGCTGACACCTCGTGGTACCTGCATCAAGCGTATGGAGACACCCTACAAGCACCAAGACCACCCATATATCATCGGCACTATGCCTCGTATTGATGGTGTGTCTAAGGCGTTGTACTCGCATATCGTAGATATGAACAGAACGCTCAACCGCCACTTTACGATGTTTGACTTTGCATTAGCCTCGGCAGCAAAGGGTTGTCTGCTTGTACCTCAATCTATGCTCAAGCATCAGTCGCTGGATGAGATCACTCGTCAGTACAACAAGACAGATGGTGTTATCGTCTTCGATGATACCACACCACTCTCGCAGAAGCCTATTCAGCTATCGTCATCACCTATCCCCGCAGGTGCTATGGAGTTTATCAATGCCGAGCTTTCGCAGTTGCGTGAGATTAGCGGTCTGTCGGGCGCACTATCGGGACAAGCACCTCGCTCAAGTATGCCATCATCGCTCTACGCACAGCAGGCACAGAACTCTATGCTTAACTTTGTGCTTATGTTCGACTGCTTTGCAGATTTCAACAAGGAGGTGGCAGAGAAGACTTTGCAAACGCAGATACAGTATTACTCTACTAAGCGCCATGTAGATATTAGCGGCCAGATATACGACCAGACAGCAGCCTACTACGACCCCTTGGCGGTAGATAAGATTGTGGACTGGAATGTCGTTGTTACCGAGGGCACGGATACGCCCGTCTTCCGACAGATGCACGATGAGCTGTTGAAGTATCTCTTCGATGCTGGTGCTATCAATGTAGAGCTCCTCTTGGAGAATACCTCTGCGCCACAGGCCAAGAAGCTCTTGGCACAGGTGCGCTCGGCAAAGGAGCAGATGCAGAATGGGCAGATGGCGCAGGCAGCACAAGGTATGCAGGATATGGACCTCAGTCAGCTTGGCACAGACCCCGCATCGTTGGAGGCGGTGCAGAGGCTCTATAACGAGAATATCGCTACCGTGCCTATTCGGCAACCAAAGGTGCCGACACCACAGATACCTAATTAACGAAGAAAGGGAGCTTAGCGGCTCCCTTTTTTACATATCCGCCTCGGTGCGCACTCGGTGCGTTGAGGCAAGGTTTATCTCTATGCGTGGTATCTCGCTCGGAGTTGGTAGCGTTGAGGATACATACAGTGCAATACCCGAAGACATATATATATCGTCGTGCTGACCCTCGATAGCGCCATACGAGCCATTCTGCTTGAGCTCATACCAACCGCACTCATCGAGCATACGCTGGTCTCGCTCGATAAAGCCCATATCACGCAAGCCCTTATTCATTGCCGTAACAACAAGCTCCTTATTGTTCTTATCCGTAAAGAAACCATATCGAGGTGGCAGACCCTCCTTAATCTTGTCGGGGTCATCGCGGTAGTATATATTGCTATACACTTGCGCTATGATGTCGAGTACCGTTATCGAGAAGTTACCCTCGGTGCTGAGCTGTCGTAGCGAGTTACGCTCCACGACAAGCAGAGCATCGCAGTAATACTTCGCCACCTGCACAGCTCGCCAAGCGGTGAGGTCTTGATCCATATGGAAACGGTAGGTGGCCACAAATTCTGGGACACCGCCCGTCATCAGCGGTAGTCGGTCGAGCACACGAATAACCGACCAGTCGGCACCCGCAGAGGCGCCACCGATATCGAGAGATACGATATAGCGGTTGTTATATAGCTTGCTTGTATCTGGCTTCTTCCATATCCAGAACTCACCCTTGGCAATCTCCTCGAAGCGCAACGACCTATTGATAGCCTCGGCACCTTGGGGCGCATCTGCGAACATCTCGCCGATAAACTCTGGCTTCTTGGCGAATACCTCCATCTGCTTCACAATAAGCGGGTGGTGCGCCTTGCGACCTGATGTTACAAATGCCTCCTCAGGAGTTGAGGGGAAGCCCTCCTGCATATCCCAGTCGTTCTCATACGACATACGCTTCTCACGATACCAGTTGAGGCCTTCCAATGTAGCACCGAGCGAGAACATATATAGCTCGTTGGCGTTCATCGACTCTACAAACATCTTCATCTCCTTGAAGTCGCGGAACGGCTTGGTGTACATATCAATCTCCCACCATGCGACAAATATCGGAGTGTAGGCATTCTCGCCACGCTCGGCACCCTGCCAAGTGGTGTGGAAGAAGTTGCCGGTACCCTTGGCGGTACTCTCCAAGGCCACCACGGTGAATGGCTCCAACGGCACAGAGCCCTCGAAGGAGTTTACAAAGTCGCTCGGCTTACGCTCCTTGGTGGCTTTCCAAAGACCCACCTCCGAGCAATGCACCAACTTATAGTTACCAGAGTGCAAAGAGTTAGGGCGCTCCATAGAGCCGATGTAGATAACACAACCTCGGTCTACAATCTGCTTATTTTTAGTTGAACCCTCAAAAGCCTTGAAGCGCACCTCTTGCACCTCTTTTGGGTGTCGCTCTGCCATAAGGGTATACATCGAGCGAATGTTGCGTGCTGCCTCCTCAATATGTGCTGCAATAACGCTATTCCAGTTCTTGCGGTGGAATAGTTGAATCCACGACATAAAGAGCTGAATGAGCGTAGAACCGCCCCATTGTCGAGCCTTCAACAAAATGATGCGTATAGGCTTCATTGCAAAGAGGGTTTCTACCAACACCTTGAGTAGCTTGCGCTGTGCTCGGCGTAGCACAAACTTTACCTCCTTACCCGTTAGCTTATCGTAGATGGTGGCACAGGTGGCAGCCCAAAACTCAAAATCATAGGTGATGCGTGCGCGTGTGAGCTGGTCGTAAATATTCTGCCTATCCAATCCGTGAGCAACGATATAATCATCAAGGCAGTCGTACTTCCTGATAGACTGCAAGATGTCGGAGTCCATCATATACTTCGGCAAGAGCAAGTGTCGCCCATCGTGCGAGAGATAGAGTTTTTCTCGCTCGATGGGCGAACCTATGCCTGTTATCGGGTTGTACTCCGAGAACAACGCTTTGCGGTGTGCCTTGTTTTGCTCGATGATATTGCTGACCTCACTACTTGTCATAGCGGTATCTGTTCGTGATAACCT